CTACCGATTCACCCAGTTCGCCACGGGGGGCCGGTCCAGGACGTCACACACGTACGTCAGCACGTCGCCCAGGCGCTCAGCGTCGTCGTGCCTGCCGTCGTCTTCCAACGCGTCCATGCGTAGGCTCAACGCCGTTTCGATGCCCTCCCCGACTTCCCCCGTCTCGAACAGTGCGCTGATCACTCCGCCGTCCTGGTGCTCACGGAGCCGTTCGCGAACTTCGTGATCACTTAACCGTGTGCCGTTGCTCAGTTCACCCATGGGCTGAGGGTAGTGGGCCGGTAACAGGGCGTGCACGCGAATAAGCCCCGTACCGGCCACCCGAAGGCAGTCAGTACGGGGCTCAGGGTCACACGGTCAGTTCAGCGTCGAGCTGAGCGAACTTCTTCCGGACGGTGGCAGGGTGGCGACCCGCAGCGGCGGCGACTTCGACGGCGTCAAGCTTGTGCCGCCAACCTTCTTCGATGATCCGGTTGGCTTCCTTGTTGGGCAGGCGCGCACCGTGCACGTTGGCCGGCTCAGGCGCAGGCTCAGGCTCAGGCTCAGGCATGTCGAGCACCTGGTGATTGAACACGGCTTCGCGGCCCAGCTCTGGGGCGTTGGACTCAGGTGCGTCTTCCGGGTCGGACGGCTCCGGGGCGCTCAGGGGCGTGAACTTCACCGGGCCCACGTACGGCAACCCGGCGTCGCGCTCCGCGTCGGCAAGGGCCTTCATATACACGGGCCCAACTTCGGCAAGCAGCATCACGAGGGCGGGTGCGATCAGGTGGACCGCAACGCCGACCCAGTCATGCGCGCTGACCGACAGCCACACGTTCAGGAACACGGACGACAGCCCCGTGACCCAGCGGAAGGCGATCGGCCACCCGCCCAGGCGCGTCACGCCGTACTTCGCCAACGTCCCTTCGGCGCTCAGCGCCATGATGAACGCCGCGTCAACGATTAGGCCCAGGACCCAGCCGGACCACGCCCACTCGCTGTGCGCGCTGACGAACGGTGTCGTCGTCATGAGCGAGTAGAAGACGAGTCCCGTGATCAGAAACCATCGTCCCGCCGTCAGCACCTTGCGTGTGCGGACAATCGCCTTCGTGTCCAACTTCTGTACTCCCTCAGTGAGTTGTTATCTCTCTGAGGACCAGGAAGGGAGTCGGTGACTCGCCCTCTTAGAGCGTGGCGAAGGGGCCCCAGGTGCCGCCGGGCACGTCCCAGGTCTCTTCCGGGGTGCTCGGCGCGTCCGGCGTCTCTTCGGGGACGTTCCAGGTTTCTTCGGGCCCCCATGTGTCCGCCGGTCCGTTGTTGTCGCGGGAACAGGTGGGGGACAGCTCGACGCCCAGGCGCTCCGCAAGCTCCGGGTCGCACACAAGCCCCGGGTCGCCCCAGTTGGCGTCAGGCGATTCGTTGCCCGGGGTGCCTTCGCCGTCCGGGAAGGGAAGCCATGCGTCCGGCACTTCGGGGAGCGTGGGCACGAAGGTCTTACTGATGTCGTCCAGAAGCTTTCCGTCGTTCTCGGCGTCCGTGAACAGCCCTTGGCTTCCCGGCTCGACGGGCTTCGCGTGCTTGCCCTTTGGCGCGTCCTGGGTGGTCGTCTCCGGCTCCGTCGTGGGCTTCGCGTGCTTGCCGTCAGTCGGGGCCGTCTGGGGCGTGCCTGTCGAGCTGGGGGCGGCAGTACCCGCAGCCGGCTTAGCGTCGGTCGCGATGTCCGGGACGGCGGTGCTGGGCGGCTTCGTGGACGGGATGGCGACTTCCGGCGTGTCGGGCGACATGAACACCAGAGCGCCCAGGCCGAACGCCGAAGCAGCGGAAGCGAGCGTGGAAATCGCGAAGGTGATCTTGTTAGGCATGGGCCCCCCAGATGGTTTGCATGTGCGTGGTTCGTGAATCAATCGTGCATGGCGCAACGGTATGCGGAAGGACGTATTCCATAACGCTCATGCAACAACTTGTTGAAGGCGCGGATGGACGTACTCGCAAGCCGTCCATGTGACAGGAAAAGGGACAAGCGCCCCTGTTTCGTTGCTTCTCACCCACTCGGCGGCGGCGACCAACACGCCGGAGTCTTTACGTCTGCCAACGATCCGAAATCCCGTGTAGCGGGGCGCAGTTGGCGCGCTGAGAAGCCGTGAAATGAGCTTCCCGTGCGCCCGGAAGACTGCCTTCAACTCGCCGCATGACTGGATCAGTTCATCGGTAAGAGTGCCGCCCAGCGCGCTACAGGGCGTCCACGCGTGGGTTGCGCCGGAAGGCACCCAGACAGACAGCGAGAGATCGTACGGTACGGCGTGCGGCATGGTCCCCCCAGGCGGAATGCGTGGTTCCAATGTTCGGCTGCGAATGGTTGAAGCTTGATCCTTCCTGAGTCGGGTTGTAAAGCGTTCGTGAAGACGATGGGGTGATCATCCGTAGGGATGAGATGCGCCCCTAGGGTCTCGTGCTCTCGAACGGCTGTGCGAGTGGACGACCTTACTCCGCGCCAACGGCATATGCCAGAGAGTATTTACTGATGCCGTGTCAGCAAACGCACATAGCCCCGAACCGCCCAATCGGGCAATTCGGGGCTATGTGGGGCTTGTCGATCAATTCTGTACGTATCCGTTGCGTTCGAAGCGCTCTACTTCGTAGGCGGCGGCTTCGTCGGCGTAACCCGGCTCGAAGCCTTCGGCAAGGTAATCGAGCGTCCAGCCGGACAGCTCATCCCCATTGGAGAGGAGCACGCGCACGGTAAGGATCTCTTCTTTCAGGGTGACTTCGGCCGTCTGCTTCGTCTCGGCGTTGGTGAGCGTCACGCGATCCATGGTGTGCCCCCTTCGGCGGTTTCTTGCTTACGTGGGGAACAATAGCCTACTCACGTGAGTAGGCACAACGCCTAGGCGAGGACGAAACCCAGGTTCAGAAGCGCCGTGATCTGCTCAGCGGTGAACGCCCCCCGATGTTCGGCAAGGGGCTCCCCGTACGGGTCGGCGTCGTCGTACACGTACACGGTCGGCACGATTTCAGCTTGGCCGGCCCGGGGGTCGTACGACGTCACGTCAACGAATTCCGGCTCGACGTCGAGCGCCCAGCACGCTTCGTTGAACACGGACTTGATGTGCTGCACCCGCGCGTTGTGCTCCGGAAGGTCCACAAGGACAGCGAGTATCAACGGGCGTCGCGCTCCCAACAAGTCGTCGTTGTGCGCGGTGAGTTGGGCTGCGCCGGCTGACCCGGGGTCGCGTTCCGCTGCGGAGCCTTCGGCGTGGTCGGCTTGACGAAGTTCGGCTTCGGGGCGGGGGCCGGACGCGGAGCGGGGGCAGGTGCGGGGCGCGGAGCCGGGGCGGCAGCGGCAACCGTCGTGAACGTCTGGCACTCCGTGTTGTCGTCGCTGTCAGCGCACCCGGTCAGAACGCTTGCGGCAAGGGCGGCGGTAGCGATGAGCGCCGCACCGTTTCGAGCCTGGGCGAAGTAGTTCGTGATGCATACGGGGTCGGTCTTCGGCAGGCGCTTCACAGTGATTCCCTTTCCACGTCGGCATACCCGACACGTGCCTTGTGGGCTTCTCGCACAAGCCTGTGAATCAGGCTCAGCGCGTCAGTCTTCTTCGGGCCGTAGCCGTAGTTCCCGTTCAGCTCACCGTGTCGCTCACGGTCAAGCCACTCGTCCACCATGTCGTCCAACACGTCGATCGCCGCTGGGTCCAGCGCCATGAACGGATTGGGTGCCGGCTGGCCACAGTCGAGCTTGTGAACGTTCTTGCGCCCACACTCGGTACAGCTCACGTCTACGCTCCCAGAGGGGAGTCAACCTACTCACGTGAGTAGGTTGACTCCGGGTCGTCAGTCAGAATCGGCAGCGAGCCACTGGGCGAGCGACAGTACGTCGTCCGGCGCTAGCCCCTCCGCCCACTCGTTCGCATGCGTCGAGAGCAGCCCGCGCGCGATGCCCCAGGCTTCATGCCGGTCAGCCATACGTTCGGTTCGTCGCTGTGACGCTGTCTTGCGAGGCGTCTTCGGGCTAGTAGGCACGGCGGTACATCCCCGGGCGAAGGCCAGGCGTGTCACCCAGTGCGGCGCGGATTTCTTCCCGACGCTTCACTTCAGCGGCGGCACGCTCCGCGCGGGCGCGTCGCAGCTCTTCGCGCTCGGCCTCGCGTACCTTGTCGGCCTTGTCCGCCTCCGTCACGAGCCAGGCGGCAAGCTCGCGTGCCTGTTCCGGGACCATCACGGCCCGGTCGCCCGGCACGGCAAGGCTGATCTTGCCCGGCTCTTCGGACTTGACGAAGCCGATGATGCGCCCCAGTCCTTCGGTGCGCAGGACAGCCTTCGTTTCGCTCGTAACGCGCATGGTGGTTCTCTCTCCGTAGATTTCGTTAAAAACGGCTTGCTTGGCTTCGGTGCGGTTCACGCGAAAAGTGCCATCTGCTCAGGCGTGAACGCGTGTCGGCCAATCTCGACGGCTTCGTTCGCAAGGAACACGACTTGGCCATTCCTGCCGACTCGTGCCGCCCAGTCGGGCACTTCGTACGCCCAGACTTCAAACCCGCATTCGTGAAGCACGTCGGTCCATCCGTCGAACCATTCATTGAGCGCGTCGCACGTGTCGAACCCGCACCGTTCTTCGGGTTGGATGCCTCGAAGTAGCGGGTCGGCCTGGGGGGACGGGTGCGTTGAGTTGCTGTGCGCGCCTGCCATGCCCCACAGCCGGTCACACGCCTCATCCGGTACGCCGGCGCACGTGTAAGGACCGGACGGGAAGCCGGAGTTAAGCGCCGACTTGTGTCCTACTCTCCAGACCTTCACGCCGTCTCTCCTTCGTCGTGTGGTGGATCTTGCGTGCCCCAGGCCGGAATCGAACCGGCGTCATTCCCTTGCGCCCCTAACGGGCCCCGGGTCAGGAAGCTCTACCGCTGAGCTACTAGGGCTTAGGGCCGAAGCCCCTTCCTGCTATCGGGTGCGGCAGGCAAGCGACTTGATGAGCGGTACGGACTCCGCGAAGGTGCGGCGCACAGTGCTGATCACTCCGCCGTCAGCGTTGCGGGTGGTGAACTCGATCATGTTCCGGCGACCAGATCGGGCGGCGGTGACCGTGTGTCCGCTGTGAAGGGTGAAGGTCTGCACTGTGCTTCTCCGTCCGTGTGTCGGTCTCATTGACCAGTAAGGGAGTCGGTGACTAGGTGGGGCGGAACCGGTGATCGGCTCCGCCCCGGATGGCTACTTGCGTCCGGCGTGCGACGTCATGGCGGCGGCGGCTTCGGTGAGTTCCTGGGCGTGCTCCGGGTTGGAGAGGCTGACCGCAGCGGCGTAGCGCTTCGCGAACGCCTTACGGCCCTTCGAGCGGTTTCCGGCGACGTTCTGACGCGTCATGCCCAGGGCCTCGCATATGCCTTCCATGTCGCATCCGTCGCCCCAGCCGTAGTCAGTGACGCCCTTGATGCCGAAGGAATGCTTGAGTACGTCGCGCTGGGCTTGCCCCAGAGAGTCAAGGCAGTCGTTAACCCGACCGTGCTTCTCGGCGCTCTCCGCCATGCGGTCGTCACTAACGTTGCGAAGGTCGTCGGTCAGCGCGCCTTCCGTAGCCGTCGAAACAGCGGACCGGAGTACCGCCATGGCGTCGAGCACGTACCGGCGCTGGGTCGGGTCCTGGGGGACCTTCACGGCGTCTTCAAGGACTTCCACGTCAGCGGGGGTCGTGAAGCCCTGGGCGGCAAGCTCAAGGGCGTCACAGAAGGCTTCGCGGGTCTCGGCGTCGGCAGGCATGGGCACGTACTGGGCGAGCACCTGGGCGGCTTCCATGGCAGCGCCCCGACCAACCTTCGGGCGAATCTCGCCGTCAAGCTCTTCGTCGGTGTGCGTCAGCGTGTCGGCAAGCGTGCCGTCCGGGTCGTCGGGGCTCACTGCCGCCGACGCCTTGTCGATGGAAATTACCCCCTGCCACGCCATGCGGGCGGCTTCGGCACGTTCGGCGCTGAGGCGCTTGCCCTTCGGCGGAACGGTCTGCGCCAACCTTGCCGCTTCGTACATGTCGCCGTCTGCCGCTTCGAGCATCGCTGCGAAGGTCTTGATAGCGGTCTCGTCGGCTCCGGCGGCTCCGTCGCGCTGGGACCGGACGGCGTCCTTCAGGGTGGTTTCGATGGTCGTGTACATGTAGCGCTCGAAGGCGTCAACGGTCGTGTCGGTGAAGCGGCCCAGCGCTTCCCAGACGGCTATTCGGCCTACCTGAATGAACTCGTCCCGGAGGTAGGCGAAGCGGGGGCCCCGGTGGGGAGCGATCCGCTTTGCTGCCTTCCCCGCGAGGATTTCGACGCGGGACTCAGTGGCCTTGATGACCTCCGCTACGGCGGCAAGGTCGTTGTTCTGGGCGGCGTGAATGGTGTCGATAGACAGCACGGGGTGACTCCCTAGGTCGTTTGATTTCCACGAAGGGAGTCGGTGACCTAGGGCGTGCGGACATGGGGCGTCAGCGCGTCACGGCAAGGTTCCGCATGTGCTCGAACACGCGGCGGCAACCGCTTGGGTCACCGACTCTTGCCGACGGGGGCTGATCAGGTCCGGTCCGTCGAACACCCAGAACGTAACAGGTGCCTACTCACGTGAGTAGTCACTGATTCCGTGCTGGACACCCTTAGGGACTGGGCCGGCCGATGGGAGGGTGAGGCGAAATCGAAGGCGTGACGCCGTCTCATCCTTCAGATGTACGGGTGGGCCACGCGCGAGAAGCCCCGTTACCTTCGCGATACAGGTAACGGGGCTTAGGTACTCCGTCAGGTGGAGCCCGTACCTACTCACGTGAGTAGGCTGGAAACGTGATCCGGGCGTTATCGAACGGAGCGCCCGCCGAAACGATTCCGCTTAGACGTCAGCGCCGTACAGCGACCCCCACGACCGGCCACCCAGCTCTGCTTCCGCCGTCACTGGTACGCCGAAGAGATCCATCGTCATGCAACGCTCAAACTCGCGCGCGATGTCCCGGGCATCCTCCTTCGGGGCGCTGAACACGATTTCGTCGTGGATCGGAAGCTTCATGTACTCCAGAAGCCCGGCGTCACGCATGTTGAGCATGGCTTGCCCCAGAACGTCACGCGCTGCCGACTGACACTGATAGTTAACAACCGCGTACGTACGGTGTCGGTCGAGCGGCAGCCGGCGACCCGTCACCGAGACAGTGACAAGCCCCGTGTTGCGCGCTTCCCGCTGCCAACGGCTCGACGCGCGCTTGATCTCCGGGAACACACGGTCATACTCGGCAACCGCGCGGGCAATCTCCGCTTCTGTGGCTCCGGTCTGCCTCGCAATCGTGCTAACGCCACCGCCGTAGACCTTGCCGAACCCGGCCCCCTTGAAGACCTTCCTGTCTCGCGCCGTAGCAGCAGCGCCCTTGATGAGCCGCGCCGTGTACATGTGGATGTCGAAGCCGTCCGGGTACAGCTCCGGGTCCGGGTCCGGATCGCAGAAGCCCGCCTTCATGCGCTTCACATCAGCGAGCGCCGCCAACACGCGCATCTCAATAGCCTGGAAATCAGCGGACCCGATGATGTGGTGTTCTTCGTCGCCCAGAATGGCGCGCCGAATCATCCAGTCCGAAGACGGCAGGGTTTGAGCCGCGAAGTCACCGCTGATCGACATGCGGCCCGTGCGTGCTTGAAGGGTGTTGAATGTCGGGTGGATGCGCCCGGCGGCGTCGTGATTGTGCGCGAACTTGTCCGCGTACGACGTGACCCATTTCCCGGCACGTTTCGCGCGGAGGACGGCGTCAGCGAGCGGGTTCGGCTCGCGGGCCCCGATGCGCTGCCAGTCCCGATCTAGGTCCGCGAGGGGTAGCAGGACCGCTTTGTCAACCTTCAGCGCCCCGCCGTCTGTCGTCTGGGTCAGCGTCTCGCCCATGGCAAGCAGCGCTTCCGACACCTGCGCACCGGAGTTGACCGACTCGACGCCCCAACCGGCCGCTACGGTCGCGTACTTGTCTTCTTCTTCGCGGAGCATCCGCCGCAGCGTGTCCACGTACTCAAGGTCAAGCACGAGGCCGGACCGTTGCATGACCGCGCACATGTAGGCGATCTCGTGTTCGTACTCAAGCAGCGTCGGGCGGATGCTCAGCCGTGTGTGTTCGGCGTCAAGGGCCGGGTTGAGGCGCGCTGTGTAGATCACGTCCAGCCCGGCGTACAGGTTGTAAGTCGGATGCCGAAGGTCGATGCCCGCGAAGCCCGTTGCCTTCGTGAGCCCCAGCGACCGGAAGACAGCCGTCAAGTCACCCTGGGTGTCTGGGGCAGTCGGGTCCACGTAGAACGCGCTCAGCGGCTTGAGACCGGTACCGATGCCGCCTTCCATCGGCTGACGCGGATCGATCAGAGTTGCTTTGATCTTCGTATCGATCGTGCGCGGAGCCAACGACTCAAGCGTGACGTCGGCGTGCGCGTCCAGCACAAGCCAATCGAACATCGCGTTGTGAATCAGGAAGCGCGGGCAACGCTTCAGCACATAGTCGGCGGCTTCCTTGAAGCGGCCCCGTAGCTCGTAGTGGATCACCCACGCTCCGTGCGTCGTGCCGAACTGGACGGTACGCAGCCGGTAGTTGGGGGCGTAGATGTCCAACCCGGTGGTTTCGGTGTCCAGGGCAAGTTCCGGCTTGGTGCGCGCCCAGTGCATGAACTGACGAAGGTCCGCGTCCGTCTCCGGCACGAAGACCGTGATGACGTCGCCGTTCACGTGGTGGCGGTACTCGATCACTGCCCGACTCCCTTCCTAGCTTCATGTGCCAGGAAGGGAGTCGGTGACCTATCGCGCGTCCAGGACTGCTTTCAGCTCACGGAAGGCGTAGAACGCTTGATGCGGCACGACGCCGTTGCCGATGCGTTCCAACTTCTCTTTGTGCGTGAGCCCCGGCACGCTGGTCACCCACCCGGGATCGAGCCCCATAAGCCACTCAGCGAATTCGGGGGAGAGCTTCACGCCACCCCTGGGGCCCCGGATGATCGGGACGGGGGCCGCTTGCTGCCGGATCAGTTCCCAGCGATACACCGCCCGTGCGAACGGGCCCCACCACTCGGCCGGCGAATGCGGACCATCGTCCGGCAACGTGTCTTCCGGAGTGACGTTTAGTAGGAAGCACACTTCGTCTTCGAGGGTGGGACCGTGCCCGCCCGCCTTTCGCTTGTCCGGGTGCTGGGCGCTGCCGTTGCTCCCCAAGTTCGCGGTCGGCGTCTTGAAAAGCGTGTCGGCGCGGTCGCGCGGGAAGAGCTTCGCCACTGCGGTCACAAGGTCGTCGCCACCCGCTCCGGGTCGGCTCGCCTTCGCGTAGTCCGGTCCCCGATCGGCGTCAGAAACCGTTGGGGTCGGAAGGAGAGGCAACACAGAACCACCTGAGCCGTTCGTGCGGGGCTCCGATGTCACTAGCTCGAATAGCCGTCCAGACCGCGTCATACCCGATTTCGGAAAGCGAACTGAGCACTGCCGCTTGTCCCCGATTTCGGACAGCTCCGACGTTCTCCAAGTAGACGTATCGGGGTCGAATGACCCGAATTCCTTCAGCGATGTTGAACCAAATCCCGGAACGCTCACCCTTGATACCCTCTCGCTTGCCCGCGTTGGAAATGTCTTGGCAGGGGAAGCCCGCCGTGATCGTGTCCACTTCGCCGCGAAGGTTGGCCCACGGGGCGTACTGAACGTCACCGATGTTCGGTGCGTCAGGGAAGCGGTACTTCATGACCTCGCACGCCGCCTTGTGTACCTCAGCGACGACCGTGACCTTGTCTCCGGTGAGCGCTTCAACGGCTATGCCCAACCCGCCGTATCCCGCGCATAGTTCTAGGATTGCCACTGTGATTCCCTTCTTTGTCGGACCAGAAGGGAGTCGGTGACTCGCAACGCAAAAGGGCCCCAACCTACTCACGTGAGTAGGTTGGGGCCCCTGGGTCAGCCCTGGGCGAAGATGCCCGGACCGGTAGCGGCGGCAGGCGCATCCGCGACCTTCACGCCGACAAGCGCAATGCCCTTGTTCGTCTTCCGCTTCGTCACGTTGCGCTCTTCCATGGCCCCATAGAACGCCTTACGGGACCAGACTTCAGACGACTTCAGCCCTTCGGCCTCGCACCAGTCGCGGTAAGCGTTGTAGGCGTCAGCGCCCGGAAGGGCGGTGGCTTCGTCGGCGGACTCAAGCACTCCGGGGAAGAAGCCGGCCAACGCGTCGGACGTCGCCCGGTACTCCCGCGTTGCCGCCGAGATGGAGGCCGGGTCCTTTAGGCCGTTCGCGTACCACTCGACGGCACCACGCACGGCCCAGGCCACAATGCCCGCAGCCTCAGCGCGAAGCTTCCGGTCAAGGTCGTAATCCCGCTCTTCCGGCGCGAAATACCGCTTGAAAGGAATCAACTTCACGCGCCGCCAAAGCCCTTCATCCTGACTCTTGAACTTCGGCTTGTGGTTGGTCGCGAGAAGAATCAAGAACGTCGGCGCGAAGGTAAAGAATTCCTGTCGCAGGAATCGCGCAGTGACCTTGTCCTTGCCCGTGACGCGCTTCAGGACGGCTTCGCTCATCGGCTTGCCCGACTCACCTTCGGACGCCATGACCAACCGGCTTCCGCGAAGGGCGGCAAGATCATTCGGGATGCCCCCGCCGCTGCCCTTGTCTTCAAAGGTGGCGAAGGGGGTCGTCTTCGTGATCCGGCCGAAGACGTCCGTCAGCGTTTCCGTGAAGACCGATTTACCGTTGGCACCCTTGCCCCACAAAACGGCGAAGCACTGTTCCGACGTGTTGCCGGTAATGCCGTAGCCGACAAGCCGACGCATGTAGCCGACAAGATCAGGGTTGCCGGGAAACACTTCGGAAAGGAACTGTTCCCAGCGCGGAGCCTGGGCAGTCGGGTCGTACTCGATCGGCAGCGTCACGGTAAGCATGTCGTGCTTGTCGTGGGCGCGGAGCTTCCCCGTGCGAAGGTCCACAACGCCATTCGCAAAGCTCAGCAGGAACGGCTTCGCGTCGAACTCTTCAGCGTCCACGTACACGCTGGGCACGCTGCGAAGCTCTTCAAGAAGGTTGTTGATTTTCGACGTCATGGTGAAGCCGCGCGCTTCCTTGGTGTACCCGGCAAGGACAAGCGCCGCGCCCATAGCGTGAATCTCCTGACGCACGCGGGTAGCCGACTTCACCCAAGTCACGCCGTCCCACACGAAGTACCCAAGCCCCGGGGCGTACTTGATCCGCCCATCGGTCCACGCGACAAGCGCAAACGCGTTCATTGCGTCAGCGTCTTCGCCGTACGTGGTGACCAACTCGCCCAGGATGCGGGCGGCTTCGGCCCCCTGATCGCTCGACACCTGAACGGCCCCGGTACGGTGCGCGACCTCCGCCTTACGGTGCTCCGCCTCGACCTGGGTACGGTCCTTGACCGGCCGTGCCGCCTTAACCGCAGCGTGAAGGGCGGAAGGGAACGCCGCCGGGTCACGCTCACGCCACGACGTAAGGTCGTCCCCGGACACGGGCAGTGTCAGCGTGTACGCGTCGATGCCGTGAGCGGCAAGCCCCTCAGAAACGGTCAGCGTGAAGCCTTGGCCGGCCGGATCGTTGTCACCGCACACGATCACCTGATAGCCGCGCAGACCATCGGCCAACTCGGCCAACGTTTCAGGGTTGTTGACCAGCGAAGCGCCACGGATCGCTACGGCGTCATACCCGACCGACACGGCGGTAAGGGCGTCCCCAGGGCCTTCGGTCAGCAGAACGACCCCGTAACCCGATTCGCCACGGAAGACGCCGAAGGGTGCCCAGCGCGACCCCTCCGGGTTACTCAAACTCAGCCACCGCCCCGGGCACTTGCCGGAAAGGTCGCGCCCCTGTGCCCCACGGATCACCCCGTCGAAGCCCTTCAGCGGCACAACCATGCGCGGGTAGCGTGCGAAGGCACGCGAGACGAACGCCGCCTGGTCCCCGTCCGCAACGGCAGCGTCGTACGCTTCCACGCTGGAAAAGGTGACGGCTTCCGCGTGGCGCAGGTCCAGGCGCTCCGCCATGTCAGGCTCGATGCCGAACCGGTCGCAGGCGTAGGCACCCGCCGGGTTCAATCCGGTCTGCGGAAGCCCTTCGAGCCACATGCGAAGCCGGGCAATGTGCTTCGTGCCAACCATCTGCGGGCGCTCCTTCGGCACCACCATGCCTTCGCCGGACGCGTCGAACAGGTCAGCCCAGCGAAGCCCCGCAGCCTTGACTACGTCGCCCGTGTCGCAACCGGCGCGGCACGTCAGCCGTACCTTCAGGTCGTCGCCCCGCCAGATTCGGAGCGAAGGGCGGGAATCGGAGTGCGCGGGGCACAGCGCGAGATACCCGCCGTCCGCTTCTTCGCTGACGTGCTTGAAGCGTTCCAAGATGCTTACGAAGTCCACGTGGCGTCCTTTCAGAGTGGCCTATGTGGACCCGTAAGGGAGTCGGTGACTAGGCGTCTTCAGGGGTGCGACGCCATGCCCGCTCTTCTTTGCGTCGCGCCATCCTTCGGTACTGAGGTTTCAGGGTTCGTGTTCCGCAACCGCACGGGCACGCTTCCCACCCAAGCGTCTTGCTCTTCCGCAGCATGCGCGCCACTAGAACGACCCCGCCCAGTCGGCAAGGGTCTTCGCGCCCTTCGACAGGTTGCACTTCGCGCACGCGGGCAACATGTTGGATTCCTTGTCCGCCCCGCCCTTGCTCAGCGGGTGCACGTGGTCCAGGTGCGTGGCCCTCTCGTCGCAGTAGGCGCAGCGATACCCCCAGCGGCGCATGATCTCAGTGCGGGAATACTCGGCGTGCTCGACGCCGTACGCCGTTGCCCGGCGCTTCTGACTCAGCGTGTGGCGCTTGTCCTTCGGGAGCTTCCGGTAGTAATCCCTGATGTAAGCCTTCCGGCGCTTGTTCCGGCACGGCTGACAAGGGCACTTCGGCTCATGCTTCATCGCGCGCCCCCACGTTCCGCACGTCGGCCCCGTGCTGTATGGCTTCCGCGAGGGCCCCCGCGTACCGTCCGCCGTCCGCGCGGGTCGCCCACAGGGGCCGTAGAAGGATCACGTCACCGGGCCCGGCGTTTCGGATGTCGCCCAGGGCGGACGCCGTAGTGCGGCTAATGACGAGTGTTGCCATGCTCTTACCTACTCACGTGAGTAGGCTGAAACGACGACAAGCCCCGGCACGAAGCGCGCATACTTGCGTACTCCGCCCGGGGCGTGTGTGTCGTGTCAGCCGTTCCGTTCGCCCGTCACGTCACTCCGAAGAAGCCGAACGTGATCGGTGCCTATCCATTCCGTACGCAGCGTTTTGCGCACGGTCAGCCCGTCGCGGGATTCGGTGCCAGTCGGCTGGACCTTCAGAAAGGGGATTCGCTTTCCCTCGAAGCGGCGAATCTCGATTCCACGAATGATCGCATCAGCCGCGCGCGTTCCGTTTCCGCAGCGGGTTGCGTAGTTGATGAGATCACCGACGTACAGGGCTTCCCCTGCATAGTCGGTGACCGTTCCCCGCTGTCCCACCTAGTGATACTCCGGATCAAAATCGTCTGCTGCCGTGGGCCGGCCGAAGCGCCTACGCCGCTCGCTCAGCAGGGGCAGGCGAATGCTGGGGGATACCTCCCACAGGGGACGCTTCACGACGTCGTCTGACGCGTTGCGAAAGGCGCGCGCCCATGCCTTCCGCGTCTCGATGCTCACTCGGCAATCGCAGCGTCGTACGACTTCACGACGTTGATGACGGGCTTGTAATACGACACAAGCTTGTTTCGCATCGGGCCCTTCTTCGGCGTGTACTCCACAAGCTCCAGTTCGAGGTAGGCGAGCACAGCGCCACCCTGCCCGATGCGCTCAAGGTCGTCTTCGGCTTCGTGAATGACCTTAAAGAGCGTCCACGAACCGGTCTGGAACTTGAAGCGGCCAAGCTCCGGGTCGTCGGCAAGGCTGAAGGTGACAGTCTGAGCCGGGTTCGGTGCGTCGCCCTCCTTCGCCGCTGCCTTCCGCTCATCGAACAGCGTCGGGCAACCGCACGGCTGACCGATCATGTCTTCGTCCTTGTGCGACAGGAAGTCGAAGCCGTCGCAGTGGTGCTTGAGCTTGTTGTTCCACCAGAGCTTCATGTCCCAGTCGATGCCGTCCGCCTCGATCACGACCGGGATGCGGCTCTTCGAGGTGAAGACGTCGATGAAGTTCTCCGACGTGCTCTCTTCGTTCTCTACGGGGGTGCCGCCGAAGAGCTGGGCGACCGCGTCAGCAACGGTCTTCTCGCCCGTGGAAAAGCGCCACTCCGACAGCGCCACGGGAACAAGGTTCCCCTTCTCGTTCGTCTCGGAGTAGCCGGAGTGCAGCCGGCCAACGGTGTCATCGGCGTACGTCTGCCGCGCCTTCGGCTTGTTCTCTTCGTCGCCCGCCCAGATCGACCGCTTCGCCATATGCCCAGCTCCCTTAGTAGGCGGACGGGCAGGAAATTGCCGCTGCCCGTCCGTCCCGTATTGCTCTGTCTCTTACGCAGAAGGGAGTCGGTGACTTGCTCCAGAACGCACGAAAACCCCTCAGCGCCCGTGTGAGGCGCTGAGGGGTTTTCGTGTGGGGAGTTGGCCCCCTGGGTGCTAGTCGTGCCGCACGGACACGCCCAGGGCCGTCAGGATGCCGACAAGGCCAACGCCGTACAGGCAGTCAACGAAGCCCAGGGCCGGAACGGCGTCGTTGTAGCCGTGCCACATGCCGACGTAGACCATGACGACGAACGCCGACACGGACAGACCCAGCACAGCGAGCACGAAGCCGACAAGCGCCACAGTGCCCAGGGTCTTCAGATCGTTCTTCAAGGGTGTCTCTCCTTCAAGCGGGGGTGTCTCTCTTACCGGGAAGGGAGTCGGTGACTTACTCGGCCGGCTCAGAGTCGCCCATGAGGAAACGGGCAAGACGCTCGACGGCATCCACCTTCGCGCCCAGGGTCACGCCGTCCGCGTACCCGCGCGTGTTCGTCGCGAGCTTGCTGACGTGCTCGGTCGCCTTGTTCAGGGCTTCTTCCCGGGTCATGCGCGGTAGTTCTTCCTGTCGCTCAGCAGGAACGAAAGCTTCGTGCGGATAGCCGCAAGATGCGGAAGCTCTTCGGCGCAGTACGGAACGGCGTCCGAGAACTCTTCCAATAGCTCGACAACTTCAGCGCGCTTCAGGTGGACGCTGAAGGGATGGCTTCGGCTGGTCTGAGTAGCAAGCATTAACGCGCCCTTCGCTGAGTGCCGGTCACAAGTCGAGCCGCACGCTTTTTCGCAATGGGCTTCCCGATCACCTTCCGGGAAAGGTCTCGGTCCCAGTCGAACGTTGCGCGCAAGTGAAGGAACTGGGCGAAGACTTCGGGGCCCGTTTCGACAGGCTTGAACGCCCAGGTCGTATCCGTCACGTGAAGGACAGCCGCGCCGTCGAACTCCGGCATCGGCTCACGGTGTCCGTCCGGGTCGATGATGAAGTCAGCGTTCATGTACGCGCTCATCTGGAGCGCCACGTCCGGATAGGTCGCCTTCGACGTCTTCCAGTCGCCCATGACCAGGTGGGGCACTCCGGAACGGTCCGGGGTCGGGTTGCCGTCAGCGTCGAGCCAAACACGCATCACGACGTCGAAGGACCCGGCATAGCCGTACGTGTCCGACCACGCGACGTCTTCCGCGCGCACAAGCTCCGGGTTCACGGCTTCCAGGAACTCTCGGAAATGATCGACATAGGGCTGAAGGTCACTGCGGACCTTGCCCACGTACTCGCCGCGTATCAGGCGCTCGAAGTAGTCGTGCGCATCGCTCCCCAGGTCAGCGCGAATCTTCGTGTAGCGGCGGGCGGCACCCTTCAGGTAGTCCACTGCGCCGTCACGATCCCGGCGCGCCATGTCCGCCACGAAGTCGATCGAGTCCACGGCGAGTTCAGCAGCCATCTTCGCTTGCCACGGGGCTAGGAAGTTCTGCTTGGCAAGCATCCCCAGCACGGACGTCACGCCCGGGTGCACGATCTCTCGGTTTTCGGGGTGGACGTAAAAGCGGCTTCCGCCACGGTAGACGGTACGAACCTTGGGCACGTGGGCCCCCTTCAGCGGTAGGGATCTCTACCTGTCTCGAAGGGAGTCGGTGACCGGTGACGCAGTGACGAAGTGGCGTCGAGCGGGGATTAGCTAAGAAAAGTCTTATGTTGTTCTGGGTTTTGAGTCACAGCGTCACTTCGTCACTCGGCCCAGGTCAGCCCGTGTCCGGCGCTGTGAGGGCGTGACGAAACCCCGCCGGTACGTGGTGACCCGACGGGGCTTCGAGGCGCTTCAGGGCCGACTCAGCGGCACGTCAGCTCGATACGCAGCTTGGCCGGCTCGCGAGTCTTCCGGTACCGGTAGAACCCGGCTTCGATACGTTCCCACATGGCTTGGTCACCTCAGCCTTCGGCTTCGAGCTGCGCTCTGCGCTCTTCGTACTGGTCCCGGATGCGCCGCCCCATCTTCACGTTGTGCTCGACAGGTGGGCCGGACACCTTGAGCCCGATGTCACGCACCCAGCGGCGGAACTCAACGGCTTCGGTGCCCTGGGCTTTCTGCCACACCTTCAGCCACATAACCCCCTGGGCTTCTTCTGCTTCGCGCTGGGCTTCGCGCTCTTCGCGCTCCGCAGGAGTCGGTTCGGTCATACGCTCGCTCCTTACAGCGACGCCCCCGGGCCAGTCGCTCCCAGGGGCGTCGCATGCGTCGTCGGCTAGTTCTGGTCGTCGTCCGCCGGGACAAGGGCGCTCAGGTCGAGTCCCAGCTCATCCGCGAAGTCACGGATCATCGCGTACGCCTCCGTCTTCACCTTCTGCTTCTGCTTCGCGGTTGTCACCTTCTTCGCGCGCTTCGCAACCTTCGTCATGGCAGCCCTCACGTCGGCAAGGGCGTCGGCGGTCCTTTCCGCGTCGGTCTTTTCCTGGGTCTTCTCAAGGAAGACTTCGGGGATTTCCTGCTTCAGGTCAACGATCGTGTCCTGAAGCTCGTGCACCTTGTTTTCGTCAGCGTCGGGGGCGCTCTCAAGCGCGTCCAGTTCCTTGCGTGCGGCTTCGAGCTTCTTCACGCGCCGGTCGATGCGTGCCAACTCCGTGCGCCCGTAGCGGGGGAGGATGATTCCGCGTCGGGCGTACAGCTCACGGATCGCGTCGGACACCGAAAGCTCCGCCGGGGCTTCCTTGCCCTCTGACGCCGCAGCCTCGATCGCTTCGGCGTTCTCCTTCAGGATTTCGTCCGTACCCGGGAAATACTTCTGAAGCAGCGGTGAGACCTTTGCGAACTGCGTCGTGTCGAACCCGGACAGCCACTCAACCAGGACGTCGCTCGCCTTGTTCTGCGTTGCGCGTACCAGGGAGTTGTGGGCGCTGAGCCGGTTCACGTCGTCGTCAGCGATGGTCTTACGAACGGCGTCGTAAATCTCCCCGGCGGCGTTCTTCGTCGTCTTTCGGATCGACATCAGGTCGGGCAGGTTGTCACTGTCCGGGTTCGGGATGCTCAGGCGCATGCGAAGGATGATGCCCGCCAGGCGGTCACCGACGTTCGAGAGCTTCAGCCCCAGGTCAAGCCCTTCGGTGAACGCCTCAACGCCGTCCTTGATGAGTGCGTCAACGCCTTCGTATTGGCGGGGGTCGTCCGCAGCGGCTTCGGCGCGCGTCTGCACCGACGTGGGAGTGATCGGCTCAGCGGCGGGGGCCGGGGCGGCGTCGGGGGCCGACTCAGGGGTCTTCGTGGCCGCCTCGAACGCTTCGACAACCGCCTTGCGCAGCGTGTTGCGCTTCGCCGTGGGGAGCTGACGAATCTTCTCGTCGGCCTCCTGCTTCAGCGTGGCGGCTTCGTCATGCGCACCCAGGCCCGGAGTGACAGCCTTCAACTGGTCGATGACGGCGTGAATGTCGCTGATCAGCGCGTCAACGTCCGGGGCGTTCGCGGCGGCAGCGGGGGAGGGGGTGGCGGTCTTCTTCGCCGGGGGCTTCTTCGCGGTGGTCTTCTTCGCAGCAGCGGGCATGTCGGCTTCCTTCGTTACGTTCGGGTCATCTTCGATCGACGGGTAGTAATTGGCGAACGCCTGGGCGTCGTACGCGGAGCACGTCTTGCAATCAACCGGGGCTTCGGTCGTGCGGTACTTCGTGCCGCTGTTCGTCATGGCACCCGTACGGCACGCGGGGAACACGTGGTCGCCCAAGTAGGGCTGACGGTGGTGGACTTTGCCGCCCCGCACGCTGACCACGTTCTGACCGCTCATGTTCCCGCCCCTGCCCTTCGTCGTTGTCTTGCGTGGCCCACACTAACCACAAAAACCGCCCCAGTTTGCCTACTCACGTGAGTAGGCTGAAACCTTTACCTTTCCGTGACCGAATGCAAAACGCCCCCTACCGGCCACCCGAAGGCAGTCAGTAGGGGGCAGGCGTCAACGCGTGCGCGGAAGGAGGAGACTGTCAACGATGTCGGTCAGGTCGCCCAGCGTTCCAGTGTTCGAGATGGTCAGCGCGGTCGGGTAGTCGGCCAACTCCGTTTCGCTTCTGTGCTGGCCGGTACCGTCCGCCAGTCCTGCTCCAGGTCGTGTGACCCGGACCAAGGAGAAGCCCCGATCCGTGAGCGCCTGGGCTTCGTTCTCGTACCGAACGTCAGTGACGACCACGGGCAGGCCCAGGCGGGAAGCGGCGTCGATCGCAGGGAAGGCGGCGCGAACCCAGAAATCGGGGTCCAGTTCGCGGACTGTCTGCCCGATGTGCTGAAGCACGCGCCGGACCTCCGGGTAAGCCGTCTTCGCTTCGTCCCAGCCGTGCACCTGCACCACTTCAGACAGGCGAACCGGCTGGGGCCCCGTGCTCCTGGCCCAGGTCGTCACGAACGGGTCCACGCTCAGCGCCGCCCGCTTCAACGGGTCCGCGAAGGCAACCCGCTGGTATCCGTAGCGCTGACGCAACCGGGCCCCGACCGTGTCCTTGCCCGAACGCGCAAGCCCGATAAGCCCGATGCTCTTGTAATACGCCATGCCCCGACTCCCCTTCGCGCAGATGTGTGTGTACACCTGCCACGAAGGGAGTCGGTGACCCAGCCGGCTAAGCGCCCAGGACGGCGCGCACAGCCGAAATAACCACCGCCCCCGGGAAGTCAGGCTTCACGGCGGTAACGACTCCGACGACGCCAACAACAACCGCGCTCACAACCTTCGGGTGCGCCTTCGCCCAGGACAGTGCAGCCGTCAGCCGGCCCGGCTTGCTGTGATCTCCCATGTGCCCCCCTAGACCTTCGGAACCTTCAGCGCGTCCCAGGTGGCCTTGCCCGGCCAACCGTCAGCGTCGGCACCCGTGAAGCCCTGCTTGCGCTGCCACTTCGCGTACGAAGCCTTATCGGCGTCCGACCACTGAGCACCCGGACCGACCTTGTACGCGGAGCAACCAACGGCGACCAGACGCTTGCCCATGGCAGTGATGACGGGCGACTTCGGCTTGCCCTTGAAGAACGTCGCGCCCGGGAACGGCTCAAGCTTCGGCTTCGCAGTGCTCGACTTCGCGGCGTGCTTGTAACCGAACTTCTTCGCGTTCGGGTCGGCGCTGAGCGAACCCGCGACGTCCGGGTAGCCGTAGCCGTACACGTACGCGTCCCGGCGGGCGCGCTTCTTCGCGTACACGCCGTCACCTTCGGCGCTCCCGTTGGTGTTCGTGTTGCCTTCGTACGTGTAGACGTAGTCCGCGTCATAGGCGTACACGATGCCCGTGTGAGCGCCCCCACCGGAGCCGAAAAATATCTGCGCACCCACGGCCGGATAGGCGCTGAAGCGCCCCTTGTTCTTGAACCAGTTCACAGCGGTAGCGCAGCCGGCTGTCTTCGGGTACAGCGACGCCGCCCCAGCCTTGTGCGCGCACCACGTCACGAACACGGCGCACCAGGGGTAGCCGTACCCGCCCTGGGAGTACCCGGGAATGGTGCCGAACCAGCGGGTGTACTTCGAGTCATTGACCCAGTGCCCCCCGCTGCGCTTCTCGTGCTCGCCCACTTCGCCCTTCGCGACGGACAGAACCTTAGTGATGCTCAAAGCGAAATCCTTTCGGGATGACGAAGGGCCCCGGAGCATGGACGATCCGGGGCCCTGACTACTCACGTGAGTAGGTTGTGAGGGTTACGCGAACGCAAGCGCCGCAATCGGGATGTCGTGATCAGCGCGCACACCCGTCGCCGTCTGGCTCACGGTCACGGGAAGTGCGGCGTTCGTCTGCCCTTCCGTGAACCAAGCCCGCGCGAAGGGCGTACCTGGCATCCAGAAGTTGGCAGGCGATACCGGGGATTCGTTCTGCACATGGAAAAAGGCGAAGTCGGCGGTACCGCCCACCACAAGGGAGAACGCCACCCAATAGCGCCCAGGCGTAAGCGTGGTCTGAGAGATCGCTATGGGGACGGCACCGATATGGTTCGTCTTCATTGCGGGCAGCGATCCGGCTTCCTGTCCCGCCATCGTCAGCGCAACGCTGTTGCTTTCGATCATCTTCGTACCGTTCTCACGGTAAATGCCTGCCCTGTACCGGTTGGTGCTGACGCCGCCGTACCCCCGCGCGAACAGAACGATGCGGTTGACCGTCGTCAACTGCGTAATGTTCATGCCCACGAAGTAGAGGCGCTGAGGGGTCAGGTACTTTGCCGCCGGGTTCGCCACCGTGTACGGGTCGCACGACCAAGCGTCGAAGCCCAGCGCCTCCGGGGTCCACGTGTTCTTCGGTCCGCTCGTCATCCTCTCTGGGAGCTGCGAGTCCGGAACCACGCCATCAGGTCCTAGGGAGGCAACTCCGTTGGTAGCACCGACAGTTGACAGCGTGAGCGCGTTGCCCGGAACGATGATCGAGCCGTCAGCCTGACGAATCTTGAGCTGTCCGCCGTCCACGTACACAATCGCCGCGTCGGTCGGGTTCGAGCTGGGTACCGTGGCGGCGTTCTTGAGCGCGATTACGCCCGCACCCCCGCCATTGATCGCGGACGTGGTGCCCACCTGAACGTTCGCGTTGAAGTACGCCGTCGCTTCGGCTACGAAGTTCCCGCCAGGGCCGACCCGTGTACGAGCCACACCGCCGGAATCCTGCCACTCAGCCACGTTGCGCACGCCGTCGCCCTTGAAAGAGACCCGCCCGGCGAAGGCGTCCAGAGTCACGTTGCCGCCCGTGTCCGGAGTGACGCCGTTGACAGCGGTAACCGTGCCCGACCCCGTGCCGTTCGCCCCAGCCGGCCCCCGGGGGCCAATGTCGCCCTGGTCGCCCTTGTCGCCCTTCGGGCCCTTCAGGTTGCCGACCGGCGTCCCCCACCCGGAAGCCGTGCGCTGCCATACGTCCCCCGTGTCAACCCTGAGCAGCATGTCCCCGGGCTTGGTGTCGGCGCTGGGGGTGCCCGTGTTGTTCACGTACCAAGCCGCACCCCGAACGTCACCGCCGACGCGCGCCCAACTACCCCCGGAACGTGCCCACATGGCGACCGTGGTGGATGTGACGCCCAGGAAAGTATTTGCCGTGTACTGGGTGTAAACGTCGCCGTCAGCGCCCAGGGCCGACGTAGGAGCGGCGGCACCGGTCCACACCTGAGACCCGCGCACACCCTGAACACCCTGGGGCCCTTCGAGGGACGCCACCCATTCGGCTTCCGTGCCGCTGTACCCGTTGGCCACAGCCACTTCGTACGCGCTGGGGCCCGGAACGGCTACGTAGTTGGGGGTGGACGGATCAGCCGGCGCGATGTCGGCAAGGTCTACCGCGTTGTTCAGCGTGTCCTTCGGCAGCACCATGGAATAGGTGCGCGCCCCGGACACGCCCGTCAGGTTCTCCTTCACCGTGTACGTCCAGGCGGACGGGTTCATATCCGGTGAGTCCGTGGCGGGAAGCCGGATGCCGACGTTGCCGTTCGCGTCCACGATGCGGCCCAGCTCGTCAAGCGTGGCAACGACTGGGCCAGCAATGAACAGGTCCGACTCAGGGAAAGTCACGAGCCCCGGACCGGTGAACGTGACCGTTCCCTTCAGGGCCCTACCGTCCCAGCCCACGTACGTTCCCGTGACGCGGACAGTCGGGATCTCATTCGGAATCGCCACGTGGGCCCCCTATCAGGTTGTCGATGTGCTCGCGCAGCTCGCTGTTCTCGCGCCGCAGCGACGCCACCTCGATGCGCAGTGCTTCGTTCTCAAGGCGCAGCGACCGCACTTCAGCAATGAGCGTCTGTACCTGGGCGTCGAGCGCCTGGGCGCGCGCCGTCTGAGACTCAGCCAACGCCGTCTGAGACTCCGCCACTTCCCGCCATGCATCCCGCGCGCCCGTGCGAACCTGCCGGTAGACCAGAAGCAGGAAGAGAATCGCGCCGCCGACGATTTCAGCAGCGCCCGCGAGATCGGTCACAGCTCCCCCCAGGTGGGCGGACTGCCATCCGTGGGAGTCAGGATTCCCCCGACGCGCGGGTTTCCGTCTGTCGCTTCTTCAAGGAACGTACCCAGCGGAACGCCCGTGATCAGCATCGGGGAACCCAGCCCTACCGTTTGCCCCGTCGTGCTGTCGCGCCGGTTCACGCGGTAATCGATCGTAAACGCCTTCCAGTCCAGCTCATCATCGAAGCCGATGGGCTGGGGGTGAATCCACGACCAAGTAACCGTACGTGTCTGCCCGCGCCTGGGGGCCGGCCAATCCGAAGTCTTGTCGATCGTGAATTCTCGCGAACGCGCGCCCGTAGCCATTTCGTTAAGCCATATCGTGATTGACACGTCACGAGGGCCGGTCGAACTCTGCGGAATGGCGAACGGAACCGTCATGATCAGAACCGGCTGGTTCAACCCAGTAGTGTTGATGGCACCCAGTCCGTTTGTGCCCCCGCCCGCAGTCCCCGCCGGGTCGGGTGTCTGGAACGAGCTGAACGGCAAACGCTCATTAACGCTGCCAAGCTTCGGCTTCCGCTCCAGGGCAGTCAGCCGACGCTTCATCTCAGTCAGCTCGGCCAACAGGGAAGGCGGCAGCGCATTAGCCTGAATCGCCACTTACAAACACTTCCTTACTCGCCAGAGACAAAGTCGCTGTCTCGGTCCCGTTCACGTCCACGGAAACCTGCCGTTCGCTGATCACGTACTCTTCGAGCAACTGGACATAGCCGGAATCGACATTCACCATTCCGTGAGCGCCCACCCGGTGAACCCCGGGACGGTAAACACCCGGGTACAGATCGAGCGTGGGAATCGCAATCACCTGACGCCCCACAGCGCCCAGGGCCCCAGCCTTCGGAATCAGTTCCCCCGTCGAACGAAGGTCCGCGTACGTGACGACTTGGTGCAGCGTGGGCGTGCCCAGCTCGTTGACGGACGACGCGTAAGGCTTTACCCCCGTGCCCAGGTCCGCCCCGAACGCGTAAGCGCGCGACGCTAGCCGGCTACCGTCGTATGCGACCTGGGTGACATTCGCGTCCACGCCATGAGTCAGCGCCGGGAAAGTGCGCGACAGCCGCGCCGTCTTCGTGAACCGGTTCCCTACCCGCGTGCGCGTGCCGTCCGCCCAGAACGTTTCGTACTGGAAATCAAAGCCGCCGTCTTCGTCGGCAAGCTCGTTGATGGCTTCCGCAATGTTCTTGAATTCGGAGAATCCCCATTTGCGGGTACGGACCCGACCAGTGTTCGTCAGCCCGGTAGTGACCGTGCCGATACCGCCGTTGGTGTTCGCGTAGCCGATCCAGTCCCGAACCAACTGCGTCTGATCCTTGGTGCCCGTGTACCCGCCCGCCGCGCTCAAGTAGCGAGCGGCGTAGTAGCTGTGCCACCCAGCGGCGTTCAGGGTCAGCACTCCGGCATCAAGGTCAGCCGACGCCGTCCAAACGGGCCCGCCCCACTCAGGAACACCGTCGCGGACCACCACTAGGCCGGAACGCCCAGGTTCCAACGTGCCCGGATTGGCGGCGTCGAGTGGCACCCCAACTGAGCACGTACCGGCGGCATTTAGGGTTTCCGTGTACCCAACTCCCGTGACAGGCAAGGGAGTTACTACGTTGCCCGTCTTCACATCCACCTGAAGCACTTCAAACTCAGCCATAGCGCACCCCCTACCTATACGAAGGGAGTCGGTGACGGGCAGCCATCACACCCACCTGTCAACCCACGACACAACGGCCGTTGCCTGCGCGTTGGCGTTCCCCGTGGTCAGCTTCAACCGGTGGTCCCCAGGGGCGAACTCCGGCCACGTCGAACCCGCCTTGATCAGACCAGCGATCGACGTGCCCGCCCCATCGGTAACCGTCTGCGCCTGGGAGTCGATCCGGACCGTGCCCGTGTAGTTCACGCCGAAAAACTCACCCGTCGCGTCATCCGTCAGCGTCGGGGAAGTCGCCCCGTGGATCTCCACAGTGGGGCGCGCGTTGAACGAGCCGTACTGAGTGAACCGGCTAACCGGCGTAAAGCCGGGGTCGTCGGGGCCGGCTGACCGTACGGGAATGGCACGCGGCGCGTCCCCCACGATGAACGGCGACGTCGCGAAAAGCTCGATGACCATGTTGCACGTGCGGTACGCAAAGTTCAGGTCCAGCGGAGCGGAGCGCCGACGTACGCGCGCCATCACGTACGCCGTCTGGTCGCCCGCTGCGCCCGGGAAACGGAAACGAAAGGGGAGTTCATCGGTGCACGGCTGAAACGCCGCCAGAAGGGCGTTGAGCGCCGCTGTGTACTCTTCGCGCGTCGAGCCGTAAACCTCAAGCGTCAGGGTGACCGTGCGCCCGTTCATGTAGTCGCGCCCAGGCCAAAGCCCGTTCCGCTGAACAAGCACAAGGTCCGACGATCGAACTTCCGGGGCAGACAGCAAGCCGTCAACGGCGACGATCGAGATAGCCGACTCCGGCAAGCCCGCGACGACGCCGTTGAACTCACATGACCAGTCGCTCAGTTCTGCCACTGGGTAACCTCCTTCGGGCATGGGAGCGCCCCCCAGCGGAATCACTGAGGGGCGCTACCTACTCACGTGAGTAGGCTGAGATCACGCGGCGGGGCTTGTGCGGAGCGCCCATGCCACTTCGCGACCAATGGCGAACGGGTCGGCGTTGCTCTGGACGTTGACCGTGATACCGCCGCTGGGGCCGATCCGGTGGTTCGGGATGACAGTCGAGCCGTTCGGCAACACGACTTCTTCCGGCCCGCGCTCACCGACGCGCACACGTCCGCCCGCCGGCCCACCCATGGCGCGAATGCGGGGGATGGGGTTGTCAGGAATGTCGATGCTCAGCGGACCCATTCCGAGCTTGTTCGGGATAGCCCAGTTGAGTAGGTCAACTACGCCGTTGATCGCGCCCTTCACGGCCTTCGTCACGGTCCCCGCCAGTGACGACGCGAAGCCGCCCAGCTTGGAAAGCCCGTTGCGGATGCCGTTGATGATGAACCCGCCCATGGACTTACCTGCGTTCAGCAGTCGAGAACCAGCGGACAGCAGTCGGCCCGGAAGACCCGTAACGAACTTCACCACTGCGTCGAGCGCGCTTTTGGCCAGGTTCTTGACCCAGTTGAAAGCGCTCCGCGTCGCGTTCACGATCTTGTCCCAATGCTTGATGATCAGCCCAGGACCGGTGAAGTTAAGGAAAAGGTCCTTCAGCCACCCGAAGATTTTCTTGACCCAGTCCCAAACCCACTTGAAAACCGCAAGCGTCTTTTCCTTGATCGTGTCCCAGTTGGCGACGATGATCGCGACCAGCGCCACAATGCCAGCGATCACCCAGCCGACCGGACCCATAGCGATAACCCACGCCGCAGCCATCCGCGCCGCCTGAAGCATTGCCTGAACGCCCATCAGCACCCAGCCGGCTACCACAGTTGCAGCACTAGCAACCGCCGTCGCCGCCGACTTGATCCACCCACCAACGACCGACCAATGCGCAAGCATCTGAGTTGCCGCCGAAGTGGTGGACGTCGTGGCTGTCGTGACCCAAGCCGTCACGTTGGCTATCGCTGACGTCGTCGCCGTCACCCCCCATGCGACAAGGGAGGGAAGGAGAATCACGGTGATCAGCCCGGCGATAGTCCCGAAAATCCCGCTGTGCTGACTGATGAACCCAGCCGTCGCCGCGAAGGCGGAACCGACGGTACTGAGCTTTCCCGCAACAGCCGTCACGGCCGGAATGACCAGCGTCCCCAGGACGTCAGTCGCGAGGCCCGTAAGCTCCCGCGTGAACTGCTTAACCTTCGTGGCAGCGTTGTCGTGCATGGTGTCGCCCGCAGCCTTAGCCGCGCCGTCCACCTTGCCCAGCGACTCGACAGCCTTCGAAGGGTCAAGGCTGAAAAGGGCGTCCTGCATATCCTCAGCCTGGGTACCGAAGAGCGTCACAGCGGTCGCGCTACGCTCCGCCGGGTCCTTGATGCTCCGAAGCCCGTCAAGCGTCTTGTCGAGCGCATCCTTTGCCGCCGGTCCGCCCTGGGCAATGGCCTTCGTCATCTCAGCGCCGTTCAGCCCCATGGACTTGTACGCCGCGTTTACTTCGTCGCCACCCGCGCGGACGATAAGACCGAATTCCTTCAGGGAGTCGGCCACAAGGTCAGCATCACGGGCACCACCCTGAAGACCCTGGGACAGAAGACCCATTGCCGTCTTGCCGTCGAGCCCGACCGACTTGAACTGAACGCCATACTCATTGAACGTGTCCAACAGGTCTTCGCTCTTATTCGCGCCTTCCTGGGCGCCGCGCACGAGAATGTCAAACGCTTCGTCGGCGTTCTTCGCCATGCCTGTTTTGAGCATCTGACCAACGGCGGCAGACGTAGGCCCGACTTCGTCGCCCAGGACTGTAGCGACGTCCATAGCCTGCTTCGAAATGTTCGCCATTTCGTCGGCGGTCGCTCCGGCCGGCACAAGTCCCTGTTGCCACAATCCCTTTAGGGCTTCATTCGCGTCAGCCACGGATTCGCCGTACCCGTCGCTATACACGGCTCCGGCCGCTTCGCCAAGCCTCTTAGCCTCAGCCGGCGAAGCACCAAGCTGGGCGGCAAGCAAGTCGTTGCCGACTTCCTTCTCAAGGGCGGACGCGATACCTGCACCGATGCCAACAGCGATAGCGCCACCCGCAGCAAGCGCAAGGCCCTTCGCATGTTCACCGAACGCGCTGACTTCGTCTGCCGCATCGTCCAACGTGCGCGACAGTTGATCGGCGTCGCCCAGAATTGTTACCTGAATAGGTCGAGCCACAGCGCCGCCCCTAAGTCATGACCGGCGTACGCCGCTCCCCGCCCTGGGCACTGCCGCCCCTGCCACGTCCGGCGCGCTTTACTTCCTTGCGCTCCGCCTCGACGTCTTCCGCCATCTGCACAACCAACGCGTTGAAATCGCGAAGCTCCATGCCGCGCACGTCCGACCACGTCAACCCGCGAAAGTGACCGATCAGACGTGCGCAAGCAATTACGCGTTGGTCGCGGTAGGGTCCGCCTTGCCCTTGCCCTTCAGGTTGATACGGAGGGCCCCAGCGTCTTCAATGGAAAACTCCGGGTGCTTCCGCTTCATGACGACGAAAGCCATAGCCTTGAGCATCGGAGCACGCCGCGAACCGGGCTTGTTCAGCGCGTCGAGCGGCTGACCCGTAATCTCCTCAATGGCGTCGATCTCGTCAATGGTCAGCGACTCAAGCCGCAGATCAAGCGTGAAGTCAGTCGGGGGAACGAACGCAGGCTTCTTCGCGGGCATAATCAACTCTCCAAGAATCTCTGAACGACCGCGTGAATCCGCCGCTCATACGTGGCAGCCACTTGGTCGGAGCGTCGCGCCATAGCGCGGAACAGGAACCGGTTCGGGCGGATATTCCGCTTCCGGAAACCGAAATGAATGGCAGCGGCATACGGCACTCGCGCCGCTGAGCCGGCCTTAATGACAGCGCCCTTCGCGGACGCCGTGACCTTGATGGACTTGTCCAACTTGCCCGGACGGTATTTCTTGGACGACTTCGCGTCGCGCCTACCGTCCGGGCTTTCGTGCTTCGCCTGAGGGACCAGGATTTCACCGGAAGCCTTGTTGGCCTCGCGAACAGCCTTGTTCAGTTCCTTGTCCCTCAGCGAACGCACGTTGCGCTGAAACTCCCGCAGCCCATCGACGCGAACCGTGTACGCGGACCGCTGCGCCACTACGGCTCTACCGGAGTCCCAGGCTCAACGTACGTAGCCTTGATCGCAGCCACGCCCGGCATCCCGGGGTCAAGCACACGGAAAGGCAGGTTGTGAACGGTGACTTCATCCGTAGCCGCTTCGGGAGACTCACCCGTGAACTGAATCGCCGGGCACTCAAACGTCAGCGAAGATCCAGGGACCACGCCGGAGAACGCCACCTTCAGCGCGCAAAGCTCACCTGCGATGAACGCTTCGTAGAGCCCCAGGGACGCGGCGCTGAACTCACCTTCCAAGGTGCCTTCGTACGTCGGGACGGCGTTCCGGATCGGCTTCTTCTTCAGCTCGTTTGCGCGAAGAAAACGCCGGTCGGTCTTCATGCCCAGCTCACCAGTCAGCTCAAGCGACGTAGCGTCGAAGGCAACCGATGCACCGTCCCGGGACAACGCCACCGCTGCGCGCGTCCAGTCGTAGGGATACGCCTCAGCAGGGTACGTAGGGGCGACAATCTGAGCCGGGTTCGACGTGTGCGTGACGTCCTGAAAGTCGAACGAGACGCTGAGCTTCACCGCTTCTTCGACTTCAGCGGTCAGGCTCCACTCAGTAGCGACACACCCCAGGTGCTTATACGCAACCTTGCTGCCGTCAGTACCGGGGCGGACCATCTGAGCCGAGAACGACGGAGCCTCAGACACGTCGGAAGTCTCAAAGACCGTGGTGCGTACGCCGGCCGAATCGGTAACCGAGACCTTGTCGAAAGCCGCCTTCAGGAGCGACGCGGCTCCGGCGTCCAGGACGTCTACTTCAATCTCGCCCTCACCGCCCATGTTGACGATGTTCCGGCGATCGGCGCGTGCCGTCTGCATCCCGGCCCGGAAGCCCACGGACTCAATGAATTCCCGGGTGGTCTTCCAGGAATCCGCCTGCCCCTCGTAACCTTCCACGGCAGCGGACGGAACGCCGTAGGCGTCTTCCTGCCCAATGCCAATGCTTGCGTCCAGCGCCATGCTGCGCCCCCTCTATTGGTAGACGCGCCCACGAACACGGACGCGAACAGTAAGCGCCGAATAAGCGCCGTCAGTGGTTTCGGTTGATTCGACGCTTGCCGATTCCGGCCGGACGTCGAGAAGCCCAGGCACCGAAGCAAGGTCAGCGTTCACCGCTGCGCACGCTTGCTTGACGTAATCGCGAATGCCGTACACGGCACGCTCAGCGTCGATCGGGTTGCCCGGGGTGGTGACTACGGCGTGCGCTTCGACGTAGCCGGTTATGTTGGTCGGCTTCGCCCCGGCACGCATAGCCACGGGGGCAAGGTCGTCGTCAACCGTTGCCCCTAGCCAAACTTGCTTGCGTCGGGATGTGTCTCCCGTTTCCGCAAAGGTGCACTGGACGTCGCCCGGAGTCACAGCCTTCAGGGCGTCGAACAGGCGCACCTTCGCGTCAAAAATCAGCGCCACGCCAACCCCTCACATGAAGATGAACGGGAGGCGGGCGCGGTACAGATTCAGCTTCGCGTTCACTTCCGGCAGCGACGTCGGACGCCAGTTACCCCCGGCCTGCGCGAGCTGAATCGAGCCGAATTCGGACTGAAGCTGAAGCGCCCGATCCGGGATGCGCGACACGTGATCGAGCACGTATTGCCGTGACAGCGTGCGCACGCACCAACGGATCGTCTCTGGAGTCGGATTCTCTGCGGTATCCCACTTCTGGCCGCAGTACGTTTCTACGGTCTCAACGCTGAAGTCGATCGCGTCGGACAGAAGCTCATCCGAGAAAAGTTGCGCGTCGTCCAAGCCGTCGAGCGCGCGGAGTTCATCAAGCGTCGCGTACGCCACGCTGCGCCCCCTTCCAAGAGACTTGGGGGAGGGGCAACCTACTCACGTGAGTAGGTTGCCCCTCAGTCACCTAGAACGGATCAGGCACCCGGACCAACGGTCAGAACCTTCGCGCCACGGGCGTCAACAAGCAGCCCGTCCGCACGCTGAAGGAACCGGTAGACGATCTGATCCGTGGAGAACTTCGCGTCAACCGAACGGTCCACGCGGAGCGAACCGGCGAAGCGGACCCGGTACTTGCTCAGGTCTGCGAACAGAACCTTGTCAACGGGCATGCCGTCGTCGGTCTCAACGACCTTGCCGTTGAAGGTGGACGGCGCGCCAACGGTAAGACCGGACTGCCAAAGGTACTGGCCGTTCGCGTCCTTGAGCTTGCGCATCTGCGCCGCACGAACGTCGTTGACGACGTACTTCGCGTTCGCCCGGTAGGCGCTGGGGACCTCATGGAAAAGGTCAATCAGCGCGTCAGAAACCTTGCTGTCCGCGTCGGTCGCGAGGAACGCAGCGGTAGCCGGTGAAGCGTCGGTGAGGATGCCGCGCGGCTGACCGGTACCGGTACCCGTGATGAAGTGGCGACCCATGGCGTCACCGATAGCCGGACCGGCGTCGGAGACAAGGAAGCCGACAAGGTCAAGGACCTGATCGGTGGCGAACTCGTACGAGACGACGGAAGCGAAGCCGTACTTGAAGCCGCCCATGCTCCGCTGAGTCGTCGCCGGGTGAGACTCCGGGATCTCAGCAGTCTCACCGACGATCGCCGCCGTCGAGCGCCCAGTGATGACCGTGAAGTCGAGCGGGTTAGCGTCCGACGTGGTGAACGTGGTCGCGCCGCCGCGCATGATCGCGGAACGCTCAACCGCCTGCGCGATGAGCTGACCGTAAAGGGTCCGGCTCAGAACGTTCGGGTTCCCCGCCTTGGTGCCGTTGCGCGCCTCAGAACGCTTCTCCGGGGCGAACTCGAAAGACCGAGCCTCACCCAGGTTGCCCGCACGAAGGGTCGCGTCGTCGTCCGCATCCGCCGAACGCTGGGAGCCGGAGCCGGAGCCGGAACCCTGAAGCCCCGCCAGAAGCGAGTTGACAGCGTCGGTCGCCTTGATTGCCTCGATGCCGCGCTTGATCCGGCCGTCGAAGTCGGCAACCGCAGCGAGAAGCCGCTCTTCCTTGGCAGTCGCCTCAGCGTCCATCGCGGCACCCGCGAACTCATCGGCAAGCGCCCGGAGTTCGGCAGTCGCACGCTCGCGCGCCTCGAAGTTCGCGGACAGAGTGGTTGCGTCCATGTGGAGCCCCTTACTGGGAAAGAGCGCGGACAAGGGCACGCGCGTCAGGGTGAGAAGCCGGGGCGTCGTCGCTCGCCGGCTGGGAATCGCGCGCTTCGTCAGAAGCCGGGGGCGCGAACTCCCCGATGCTCAGGGCTTCTTCGATCGAGCGAAGGGAAGCCTGAGTAGTGAGGTAGGCCGGGTTCGTGACCGGGCCCAGCTCTGAAACATCCATAGCGGTGATCTCACGGACGGGAAGGCCCGTTTCCGGGTCATCCTCAGCCGCTCGACGCTGCCCGCCGTCCAGCACGCGGAACGTGAAGGACGAACCCTTCAAGTCGCCGCGCTTCAGAAGTTCAGCAACGTCACGGCCAACCGTCGTGTCCGGTAGATCAATCTCATACCAACCGCCCTCGCGGTCTTCGCCCACTCGCAGCGTGCCGGACGACGTGCGCCCCAGCAGCGCCGAAGCGTTGTGGTTGAACGTCGCGTACACATCGTTCTGACGCAGCGACGGGCCACCTGCCCCCGGTACGATGCGTTCCCGAAAGCCGCCCAGGTTTTGCGACAGCTCTCCGAAGCGGTACGCGTACCCGCGCATGGCGATACGCCCGTCTTCCGACGAACGCTCTTCGAGTGACCCGACTGCAATACGCGTCTCACGCGTCGTCGTCATCCTCGGATTCCCCCTTACCGTCCGGGTCGCCTTCGGCGTTATCCGGCTCTTCGCCCGGCACAGACACCGGGGCTTCAATCGCTGGGGGAGCAGGGGCCGACTCAGGGTCGTCAGTGACTTCGCTGAGATTCATCGGCACCCGGTACGCCGCACCCAGCCCGTCAGGAAGCGGGGGCATATCCTCAGCGGCACGCACTTCGTCAATGCTGTAAATGCCGTTCTGAAGCCCCAGACTCCACAACTCCATACGTTCCTTCGGAGCGCCGCGCTTGATTTCGTCAAGGTCGAACTTCACGAACTTCATGCGGTCCGCTGTCTCAGCGAAAAGAAGCCGGTTGAAACCCGACTCGATGCGCTCAAGCCATGGACGAAGACTGAACATCGTGAAGGCAATGTTCTGTTCGGCCAGACCCGAACCCCACGACGTCGAATTCGTCGCGTCAGAAATCAGGTGCGGCGGCACGCCAAAGATGCGCGCGATCTCCGGAACCTGAAACTGCCGGGTCTCAAGGAACTGCGCTTCGTCGGGCGACATAGCGACCTTCGAGAACTTCGCACCCTCAGTCAGCAGCGCCACCCGATGCGCGTTGTCCACGCCGGAGTTGGCAGCGCGCCACGCCTCACGCGCACGGGCCAAACCTTCTTCGGACATGGTGCCCGGCACTTCGACCACAGCACCCGGCATCGCGCCGTTGGCAAAGAACCTGCTGCCGTACTTCTGAGCGGCAAGCGCGAGGCCGATGGACTCACGCGCGTACGTGATGGGGGAGCACCCGACGAAATCGCCGGGCAACATCATCCCCGGAATGTGAAGGACGTCGCGCGGAGTGAACCATCCAAGCAGCACTTCGTTTCCGTCGTCGTCAATGTCGTACGCCTCGAACACCTTCCGCCGAAGCCCGTCCACCATGATCATGTGCACGTGAATCTTCGTCGGATCGAGCACGTCCAGCCCAGCGATGTTCGGGCCGGCCCAGCGCACGGCAAGGAACGCGTTCCCCTGAAGGAGAAGAGATAGAACCGTCTGCGACAGGATGTCGATCCGGCCCATGCCGCCCGGTTCGGCGTTCGGGTAGTCCAGCCACTCAGGGGCCGTAATCTCCCGACGCGCACCGCCGCGCTTGCTGTACGACGTCAGCGGAAGCGTTGCAATCGTCTCTGAGAGCAGACGGACGCACCCGAAGACCGCAGACACCTGAAGAGCCTCGCGGGGCGTCACACGCTCACCTGACGCCGCCGTAGCACCCAGTGCGTACACGGCTGGGTCGTACGGTTCCCAGGCGCGGCCCTCCGCAGCGTCCAGCGCCGGAGAGTGCCCCCGCCCGAAGAGAGCAGACCAAAAACCCACAGTGCCCCCTTCGGGTGCAGCCTACTCACGTGAGTAGGCTGGATCAGATATCGGAGAAAAAGTCATCGGCGTCAGGTAGGCCGGAAGTGAACACGTGCCCGTCGTCGCCTTCCCACGTCGCGACAATCGCCGTATCGACGTGGGCCCCGTTGTCCTCGCGCCACATGATCGCGCCGTGAACGGCTAGCACCATGGCAATCGCAAGGTCGATCTTCCGCCGGGACGCGGCGTATTCCTTCGTCACCCGCGCGCCGTTCTTGTCTTCCTTCAGAACGGCATTGCCGATGTGGCGCGCAAGGGCGGGATCGCCGTCGTGGCGCAACCGGCCATCACGGCAGGCGTCGTAAACCGACTGGGTCGCCGGGATCATGCGCTTCAGTGAGTTCGTGGGAAACGCTTCCACCGGGAAGCCGTCCGCTTCGAGATTGTCAAGCGTCTCTTCCCAGCGGTAAGGGTCAGCGACCAGATTGCGCACCCGGAACGTGTCGAGCGCGACGTGAAGTGCATCGCGAACGTCAGCCATCGGAACGCGCCAGTGAACATCGTCAGCCGGCGCTTCCCAGTGGCCCAGAACGAACACCTTCAGGTCGCGCACGCGGCAGCACACAAGCGCCGTACTGTCGCCCTTCCAGGACCCATCGAAGCCCAACACGACTTCGTCCCCAGGCTCAAGCGGGTCGTCCGTCGAGACGAGAGAATCCCACAGCCCGTGCGGCAGCCACGTAGACGCGCCACGCACGAACTGGGACAGTCGGTAGATGCGGAAGCTAGCTTCCGTACTCCGCTGCGCCGCTGCCTTGAAGTCGTCTGGGTTCAGGATTTCGTAAGACGGATTACACGCCGCCCATACGTCCGGGTCCAGGTGGTCAACCGTCTCGCCCAGCTTCGGGCCCCACGACCGGTAAAACAGCGTCGGGTCTTCAGCCTCACCAGAGTTAACCCGCTCGCCTTGCTCGCACAGCGCGGCGAAGGGCCCGTCCGGATCAGGACCGGCCGTTGAGATGATCAGGAATATGGGCTGATTGCGGGCGGCACTGCCCAGCGTCAGCGCGTCGAACAAGTCAGAGTTCTTCGAGAACGCGTACTCGTCCAGGGACACAGCCGAAGGGTTAAGGCCCTGCTGCCGCCCAGCGTCCGCAGACACGACCCGATACGTGTTGTCCTTGAAGCGGATCACGTCGCGCTGAACCACACACACCGCGCTCAGCTTCGGGGACGCGTTGACCATCTGCTTGGCAGCGTCGAACACCATGCGCGCCTGATTGCGGTCATTCGCGGCGGCAATAATCTGCCGCTGAGCGTCGCCCCGATCGGCCACCAGGTGATAAAGCATGATGGCAGCGGCGATCGTTGACTTACCGTTCTTGCGCGCCACGCACACAACAACCGTGCGATGCTTCCGACGCCAACGCCCGAAGGTGTCCTGCGTCAGCTCGTACGAGTCGATCAGAAGTTGCCGCTGCCACGGAAGAAGCCGGAAAGGTTGGCCGGCGAACGAGCCCGTGAGAAAACAAAACTCTTCAATCCACTTCGCGACCCGGTAACCCTCAGAAGGGAAAGGCGCGTCAGCCGGAATGTGTCGAGCGATGACCGGATCAATGCCTGTCACCGGTCACCCCCCTAAAAGTCTTCAGGTCCGGCGGACACCTTCCGTGCCTCAGCGGCGACAATGCCCAGGCGCAGACGCGCTTCCGGGGTGAAGCCGATCGCCGTTTCGATCGAGCGGAGTTCCTTCTCCGTGGACTCGACGTAGCGCAACATCGGATGGGCGACGGGCTGACCGTTGTAGCCCTCCGACATGAAGCCGTCAGCGTCCACCAGGGCGAGCAACGCCGCACGCCGGTCATGAAGTTCGCAGTACCGCAGGATCACGTTCCGGTCGGTCTCAGGGGAGTACGCACCCATACCGGCCGACCACACGTTCCGCCATACGTCCTTGCCCGCAGCCTTCAAGTGGCTGGGCACCCTGGGCGCGCGACCTTCGTACACGACGGGGGCCGGCTCAGCGAAGGCGGAAGCGTTGGCGTTCCCCGTACGCATGTCCGGGGCCTTAGCTCGACTCACTTAGCACCCCCTTAACAGGTCGTTAACTGACCCATTCTCAGCGTGCCGAAGTGCCGCTTTCCCAGTGTTTGCAAGGGTCGTGGTCGCTGGGGGGGCCGGGGTCCGGCGTCACACCTAGCGTGCGTTTTCCGAGCTGGGGCCGGGATCGCTGAGAGAAAAGTTTCTGAACTTTCGGAGTGCTCTCCCCCTAGAAGGGGCGCTTCCCGAAATCCATTGCGGTCTTCGCCTTATGGCAATGCTTGCAAAGCGCCTGGACGTTCTCTTCCACGTCTTCGCCACCCAACGCAAGGGGCTTGATGTGGTCGATATCCAGACCACCCGGCAAGAAGAAGCGCAGGCACGTGCGGCACTCAGCACCACCAGCCTTACGCACAGCGCGCCGCAGCTTGGCCGCCGCATTGTTCCCACGGGCGATAGCAGCACGACGCTTGCTGTGACTCTTCACGCTGCGCTGAGCGTTGTAGTTCGAGTGGTGCAGCGCACAACGCCCCGCATGGGTAGCCCACCCCCGGCAATCAAGACAACGTGTGCGCACAGCACCCCCCCCCTATCTGAAACCCAGGCATCCCGGCGAGACCCCCCCTTGCCTACTCACGTGAGTAGGCTAGAAACGGCCCCCAGTCAGGAAGTGCACAGTGAGCCACGCCATGAACGCCAACAGGCTGAAACGCCGTATGCGGACCCATCCGCTAGGCGTACCGGCAGAACCCTGGGCAGTGGCAAACCAGCGCCACACGTGCTCGCTCAGGGTGTCCCCAGGCGTCTTGTTGAAGAGCGCCTTGCCTTCGATGGCGACGAACGCGCCCAGCCACGCGAGCCATGCCCAGGTGTAACCACTCAT